TGGATGGAGTATAGATGCAACAAAAGTTTCAAAAAATACAGCGTCTTTAGATAGAATAGATTCTTCAAAAGGTTATGAGGAGGGTAATGTACAGTGGGTTCATAAAATGGTGAATATGTGCAAGCAGAATTATTCTCAAAAAGACTTTATTAGCATGTGTAAATCAATAGCAAAAAATATATGAAAAAGAAAATATCAGAGTACGGTGGAATGGAAAAGTACACCTCAAAAAAGGCTGAAATGAAGCACGAAAAGAAAGAGGGAAAGAAAGTAGAAGCCAAAGAGAAGATGATGTTCTCTAAGATGAAAAAGAAAAAGTAATGATCAAATACGTTGTCGCCATCCTTCTTTTAACATCGTGCAGTGCTACTTGGCACCTTAAGCGTGCAATCAAGAAGGACCCGTCGCTGCTCAAGGGTGGCGACACCGTCCTTGTCCATGACACACAGTTTGTCACAAAGGAGCGTGTACTGACCGACAGTTTTGTCACTACCTGCTACGACACCATCACCCTTGAGGACAGCTTTGTCTTCACGCAGGTCATCAGAAGGGACAACGTGATCAAGGTCTACACCAAGTGCAAGTCAGACACCGTTAGAATTACCACAAAGATCCCGTTCAAGCTTCCTCCGACAGTAACTTACAAGAACGACCCGTTCTGGAAGTCATTGGCAGTTGCGCTCGGAACCTTGTTATTGTTAATTATTATCATTAGATTTGTACTTAAATGAAACTACTTGAATCTAACGAACTAGAAAAACTCAAAGAATTGAACACCAAGGTGCGTTCAATGAAGGAGGACATTGCAGACATGGAGGTTTCTATGTCAAGGTTGAAAACAAAAAAACAGAGCGCTCTGTTTGAGATCGAAATAGTAGCAGAAGAGTTGGGCAAGTTCCAGTCTGAGCTGCACGAGAAGTACGGAAGCGTGTCTATTGACTTAAGCACAGGAGAAATAAAAGATGGGCAATATTAATAACTACGCTACAGACACCGCCTTGGTGGGCACTGAGAAGCTTTTGATGTCAGACACACCAGCTGGTGGGTCTACCAAAAACACAACTGTAGACGCAGTTGCTGACTTTACTTGGCTGTCTGGAGCACCACAGTACACCCAGGCTCAACGATTGGCATTGACTGCTACCGTTGGTATGGTTGTTTATCAAACAGACGCTACAGAGGGCTTGTATCAGTACAAGTCAACTGGCTGGTTTGCACTATGATTATACGCAAGGTTTCAATAGGGGCTGACTACAAGAACGCTATGAACTATCTTCATGGGCAGGAAGTTCTGCGTGGTGAGTACACCATTGACCTTATCATCATGCGTGAGGGAGGGTCTATAGAGATATGGATCAAGAACTCTTCTGGCATACTGCTTTGGAAATCTTTCAACAGTAACATGCCAGTCTCTATTGAATACGACATAGACTTTTAAATAAAATGAAATCACCGCTCTACTTTGTGGTAGAGCCTGTTGGCGACAAGCTTTACGACAACACAACGGATTACGGCCTCGTACTGAGCGCCTCAAAGGAGGACCACACGGTAACCAATAGGTTTGCCACGGTCATCGCCACTCCGATTGGATACACTGGGGAGATCGTTCCCGGTGACACACTGATGGTTCATCACAACGTATTTCGGAAATATTTCGACATGCGTGGCAAGGAGGTGTACGGGCCGTCACACTTCCGCGACAAGACATTCTTGGTTGACCACGAGCAGTACTTCCTGTACAGGCACGACGGACAGTGGAAAGCTCCACACCCATACTGCATGGTAAAACCGGTAGACAATCTACAGGACCAGGTGCTAGTCGACCCAGAGAGGGAACAGCCACTGCTTGGTGTTCTTAAGTACGGAAATGAGTACCTGTACTCAAAGGGCCTCAACGACGGAGACCTGATAAGTTTCCAGCCAGAGAGCGAGTACCCGTTCACGGTTGACGGAGAGAAGTTATACCGAATGTTGAGCAAAAACATATGCGTAGTGTTATGACGGAGAAAGAATTCAAAGAGAAGATCATTGAGGCGGCAGAGAGGGCGATTCATGAGCTTATCTCTGTGGCCAAGGAGCCGATTCTGACCAACAACACGGACACGGACCTGTCTGCGGACAAGCTGAAGAACGCCGCTGCAACGAAGAAGCTCGCCATCATGGACGCATTTGACATTCTCAAGAGGATCCAGGAGGAGAGAAATATGCTGGAAGCTCCAGAGGAGAAGGCGACACCGGCCGGCGTTGAGACTAAAAAGGGATTCGCTGAAAGGTTCTCCAAATGACAAAGCTGTACCAGATACTGAAGGAGGTCGTAAAGCCTGACATCCTCAGCAAGAAGAACATCGATAAGTCGTGGAGATACGGATACGACCCGCAGTATGACTTTGTTGTCATCTCAAAGGACGGCACAATTGGGCCGATCTACGAGATCAACGGACTGAGGATTGCTTTGCCACGCCCGTCGAATGTCGAGGACAGGGACGCACGTTGGATGCCACAGGAATACCCAAAAGAACTTGCGAAGATCAAGAGCATGTTCGACTGGAACAAGTACGACAACCAGTTCAAGACGAAGTGGATCGACTACATCGAGACCGAGTTTGACAGGCGCGAGAACGGGTACTGGTTCATCAACAAAAAGCAAAAGACCTACATTACGGGAACGCACTACATGTACCTGCAGTGGACAAAGATTGACGTTGGTCTTCCAGAGTTCCGTGAGTCCAACAGGATATTCTTTATCTTCTGGGAAGCGTGCAAGGCCGACACTCGCTGCTTTGGGATGTGCTACTTAAAGAACCGTCGTTCTGGATTCTCGTTCATGAGTTCGGCAGAGCTTGTTAACGTTGCGACTATAACCAAAAACGCTAGACTTGGTATTCTGTCAAAAACCGGAAATGACGCAAAGTCTATGTTTACGGATAAGGTGGTGCCGATATCGAGCAACTACCCATTCTTCTTCAGGCCAGTACAGGACGGTATGGACAAGCCAAAGACTGAGCTTGGATACCGGGTTCCAGCGTCGAAGATCACGAGGAAGAACATGGACAAGAGTGAAGAGGACGTAGAGGGCCTTGACACGTCTATCGATTGGAAAAACACGGCCGATAACAGCTATGACGGTGAGAAGTTGAAGCTACTCGTACATGACGAGAGCGGAAAGCTATTGCCTCCGAATAACATCGAGAATAGCTGGAGAGTTCAAAAAACGTGTCTTCGTCTTGGAGCAAGGATTATCGGCAAGTGCATGATGGGCTCTACGTCTAATGCGCTTGATAAAGGCGGAGCTGGATTTAAAAAGATATACTACGACTCTGATCCAAAGAAGAGAAGTGAAAATGGACAAACAAAGAGCGGACTTTACGGGCTGTTCATTCCCATGGAGTGGAACTTTGAAGGATTTATCGACGAGCACGGATGGCCGGTACTTGAGAAGCCAGAGGAGCCAGTGAAAGGCATCGACGGCGGCTACATATACCAGAGCGTTGTAGAGTACTGGGACAATGAAGTTGCAGCGCTGAAGGGCGACGCGGACGCATTGAATGAATTCTATCGCCAGTTCCCACGCAGCGAGTCACACGCGTTTAGGGACGAGTCCAAGTCATCACTGTTCAACCTTACCAAGATATACCAGCAGATCGACTACAACGACTCGATGGCCGGAATCCAGTCTATCACCCGTGGGTCGTTTCACTGGAAGGACGGCGTCAAAGACTCTGAGGTGGTGTGGACGCCAGACAGGACCGGGCGTTTCTTGGTGTCATGGATTCCAGACTCCAACAAAAGGAACAGGGTGCTACGAGTGAACGGAAAGTTCAAGCCGGGTAACGAGCACATGGGCTGCTTTGGCTGTGACCCATACGACATCTCTGGTGCCGTTGGTGGCGGTGGTTCTAACGGATCGCTTCACGGGCTCACGAAGTATCATATGGACGAGGGTCCGACCAACGAGTTCTTCCTGGAGTACATCGCAAGACCACAGACGGCGGAGATATTCTTCGAGGACGTGCTGATGGCGTGCGTGTTCTACGGAATGCCGATCCTTGTGGAGAACAACAAGCCACGTCTATTGTATCACTTCAAGAACAGGGGATATCGTGCGTTCGCGATGAACCGACCAGACAAGCATGTGTCAAAGCTGTCAAAGACAGAGATGGAGCTTGGTGGAATACCAAACACGTCAGAAGACGTGAAGCAGGCACACGCGGCCGCAATCGAGAGCTACATCGAGAAGTATGTGGGCATTGATTTTGAGGGAACTTACCGTCCGTCAGACGAGATGGGCGTGATGCCATTCATCAGAACTCTTGAGGACTGGGCGCGATTTGACATCAACAACCGTACCAAGCATGACGCATCTATTAGCTCCGGTCTTGCCATAATGGCAACGCAAAGACATTTATATGTTCCAGAGGTAAAGAAGTCAAAAATAAGCCTTAAATTTGCACAATACGACAATAAAGGCTCTCAGAGTGAGCTCATAAGATAATGACAGATCCGAAAATAGTAATCAATCCAACGACGTTCCCAAGTCAGTTGGCCACAGACGCACAAAAGGCGTCCCAAGAGTTTGGCCTACAGGTTGGACTTGCTGTCCAGTCAGAGTGGTTCCGTAAGGACGCTGGCTCGTGCAGGTTCTACAACCAGTGGATTGAGTTTCACCGTCTTCGATTGTATGCACGTGGTGAACAGTCTGTTGAGAAGTACAAGAAGGAGATGTCATTCGATGGCGACTTGTCGTACCTTAACCTTTCTTGGACGCCAGTTCCAATCATGCCGAAGTTCATTGACATCGTTGTTAATGGAATGGCCGACCGAAATTTCTCTGTAAAGGCAGTCGCTCAAGACGCGATGGCCGCTGAGAAGCGCAATCAGTTCCAAGACATGATTGAGGGCGACATGGTCGCTAAGGACTTTTTGCTCCAAACAAAGGAGCAGTTTGGCGTTGACGCTTTCAACACCAACGTGGAAGAGCTTCCGTCAAACGACGAGGAGCTGCAGCTTTACATGCAGCTGAAGTATAAGCCAAGCATTGAGATCGCTGAAGAAGAAGCAATTAACACCCTACTCGAACAAAATAACTATGCAGACACTAAAAAACGTGTCGACTACGACCTTACCACATTGGGTATCGGTGGTGTCAAACATTCATTTTATCCAGGAGCTGGAGTTAAGGTTGAGTATGTCGATCCCGCCAACGTGGTCTACAGCTACACCGAGTCACCTTACTTCGATGACGTATTCTACTGGGGTGAAGTAAAACAGGTTCCGATCACCGAGCTAATCAAGATCAAGCCTGACATCACCAAGGAAGAGTTAGAAGAGATTTCACAGTTAGGCACCGCGTGGTGGGACTACTACGGCGTGATGCGTACATACAGAAACGACCTGTTCGACAAGGACGTGGTTACCCTGTTGTACTTCAACTACAAGACCGACAAGACATTTGTATACAAGAAGAAGTTTCTCGACAACGGTGGAGAGCGCGTAATCCGCAAGGACGAGGGCTTCAACCCGCCAGCCGATCAGACCGAAGAAAGGTTTGAGAAGGTAGAGAAGCGTATTGACGTTTGGTACGAGGGCATCATGGTCCTTGGCTCAAACAAGTTGATCAAGTGGGAGATGTCCAAGAACATGGCCAGACCAAAGTCTGCGTCACAGTTCGCGTACTCAAACTACGTGATGGTTGCACCTCGCATGTACAAGGGAGCCATCGAGTCATTGGGCCGACGCATGACAGCGTTCGCCGACTTGATCCAGATGACGCACCTCAAGTTACAGCAGGTGTTGTCCAAGATGGTACCAGACGGTGTATTCATCGATGCAGACGGACTCAACGAGGTTGACTTGGGCAATGGTGCCGCTTACAACCCAGAGGACGCTCTTCGCATGTACTTCCAGACCGGTAGTGTAATTGGAAGAAGCTACACCCAGGACGGTGAGTTTAACAACGCACGCGTTCCGATTCAAGAATTAAACTCTAGCGCCGCACAAGGAAAAATATCTAGTCTGATCGCAGCATACAACCAGTACATGAGCATGCTGCGTGACGTTACAGGGCTTAACGAAGCACGAGACGGCTCTATGCCTAGCTCGGATGCTTTGGTGGGCGTACAGAAGCTCGCTGCAGCTAACTCGAATACTGCCACAAGACACATTCTCGACGGTGGTATCTTTATCACACGCAGACTGTCTGAGGCATTGTCTTGCCGTATCTCCGACATCTTGGAGTACGCTGACTTCAGAGACGAGTTTGCAAACCAGATCGGTAAGTACAACATCCAGATTCTTGACAGCATCAAGGAGCTTTACCTGCACAACTTTGGTATCTTCATCGAGGTTTCTCCAGACGAAGAAGAGAAGCAACAGCTTGAGGCCAACATTCAGATGGCATTGAGCAGGGACCAGATCGCACTGGAAGATGCAATCGACATCCGCGAGATCAAGAACTTGAAGCTTGCAAATCAGTTGTTGAAGGTTAAGCGCAAGGACAAGGAGAAGAGAGACATGGACAAGCAGCAGATGATGTCTAAGTTCCAGTCTGACTCTAACATTGCAGCCACACAGGCGGCGGCCGAGGCCAAGATGCAACAGATCCAGGCAGATACTCAGTCTAAGATTCAAATCAAGGAGGCCGAGTCAATGTTTGCAATTCAAACAATGGAGCAAGAAGCTCGCATTAAACTTCAATTAATGCAGCAAGAGTTCCAGATGAACATGCAGCTGAAGGGTCTTGAGTCACAAGTTCTTACAGAGAAAGACAAGATGAAAGAGGAGGCTAAAGATAAGAGAGTTTCTATTCAGAACACTCAACAGTCAAAGTTGATTGATCAAAGAAAGAACAATCTTCCTCCGATAGACTTCGAGTCTAATGAGGACACCCTTGACGGGTTTGACCTTGCTGGATTTGAGCCAAAATAGTGTGTCACTATTTTGTGTAAATTTGTGACGAAATAATCTAATTAAATATGCAAACTGAATTTAAAGTGAAGGACGTTGCCTTCGAGGAGCAGAAATCTGTTCAAGAAGTGGAAGAGCAACTCCTAAAGGAACACGAAGAGAAGCACGGCATCTCTTCCGAAGAAAAACCAGTAGAGACCACAGTAGTGGGGTCTGATGGCACAATAGAAAAAGTCGAAGAGACTGAGGCACCAGTTGCCAAGGAACTCGGAGACGAAGACGTTCTTACATACTTAAAGAGTCGGTACAACAAGGAAATCAACTCTGTTGATGACTTGTTTCAGGCGAGAAAAGATGCGGAGGAACTTCCAGAAGACGTGTCGGCCTTTTTGAAATACAAGAAGGAGACCGGTCGAGGCATCGAAGACTTTATTCAATTGAATAAGGACTACGATTCAGTTCCTACGAATCAACTGTTAGCTGACTACATCAAGCAAGAGAACCCAGAGTTCGATGAAGAAGACGTAAAGTTTGAAATCGAAAGCAGGTACGAGTTTGATGAAGATCTTGATGACCCCAAGGAAATCAAGAGAAAGAAGCTAGCAATGAAAAAAGATCTTGCTAAGGCCAAGGACCACTTCAATCAACTGAAGGAACAATACAAGATACCTCTTGAGTCAAGGGGTGGCTTAGTTTCTGATGACGAGAAGGGTGAGTACGAGGCTTTTAAAAGATATGCCAAAGAGTCCGAGGAAGTGCAGAAGTCTCAGTTAGAGCGCTCAGAGTTCTTTGCCAAGAAGACGGACGAGCTTTTCAGCGACCAGTTCAAAGGTTTTGAATTTAAGGTCGACGACAAAGCGATTTCGTTTAAGCCTGGCAGTCCAGAACAAATGAAGAAGGCTCAATCTGACATCAGCAAGTTCATTGGTTCGTTCTTAGACGAGAATGGATACGTGAAGGACGCTGCTGCATATCACAGAGCTATCGCTGTAGCTATGAATCCCGACGGTTTTGCCAAGCACTTTTATGAGCAAGGCATGGCCGCTGCGGTAGACAGTGTTGCTAAGGAGTCAAAGAACATCCAGATGGACGTTCGGTCAACACCTCAGTTAACGCCATCTACTGGGTTTAAAGTTGTAGCGTTAGACAATGACCACGGAAGCGGGCTAAAGATAAAAATGCGTAACAAATAACAAACAACAAAAAACAAAAACTAAAAAACTATGGCTGGATCAGTTCAAACGAGCCCCGGGTTTGCTATAACCCCCTCGTCCGTAAAGGCAACTTTACCCTCAAACTACATTACCAACTTCGACTTCTTGAATCAGTATCTTCCTGATACCTACGAGAAAGAATTCGAGCGTTATGGTAATCGCTCTATCGCATCTTTCTTGCGCCAAGTTGGTGCTGAGATGCCTTCTAACTCTGACTTGATCAAATGGGCAGAGCAAGGTCGTTTACACACCAAGTATAGAGCTTGCTCTATCGCTTATGGTGCTGGTAACGACACTGCTACTTTGAGCTTCTGACAAAGCTATCATCACCGCAGTATCTGGATTGACCTTCACTGTTGCTTACTATGCACAAAACGGTGGAACTATTGTAGATAGTGGTCTTAACGACATCACTGCGTTTGTTTATGGTTCTGAATTCAGAAAAGGATCTAGCGGAATGGAAGGTTCTTTGGAAGCTCAAGATGACATCTTCGACAACAAGCCTATCATCATCAAAGACAACTACGAAGTATCTGGTTCTGACATGGCTCAGATCGGATGGGTAGAAGTTACTACTGAGAATGGTGCAACTGGCTACTTGTGGTACATCAAGTCTGAGCACGAAACTCGTTTGCGTTTCGAGGACTACTTGGAAATGTCTATGGTAGAAGGTGTTCCTGCTGAAACTGGTTCTGGTGCTATCGCTGTAACTGGTGACGTTGGAAACAAGGGTACCAAAGGTTTGTTCTACACCATCGAGCAACGCGGTAACGTATGGGCTGGTGGTAACCCAAGCACATTGGCTGACTTCGACGCGATCATTCAGCGTTTGGACAAGCAGGGTGCTATCCAAGAGAACATGTTGTTCGTTAACCGTAACTTCGGTTTCGACATCGACGATATGTTGGCTTCTCAGAACAGCTACGGTGCTAACGGTACTAGCTACGGTGTGTTCAACAACGACGAAACTATGGCCTTGAACTTGGGCTTCAAAGGTTTCAAGCGTGGTTATGACTTCTACAAGACCGACTGGAAATACTTGAACGACGCAACTTTGCGTGGTGGTATCGTTGGTGGTGAAGTTAATGGTGTGTTGGTTCCTGCTGGTTCTACTAGCGTTTACGACATGGTGATGGGTAAGAACGCTAAGCGTCCTTTCTTGCACGTTCGTTACCGCGCTAGC